TTCCTTCCTGGAAGAATTATCCGAGGAAAGCCAAGCCTTGGTCAATATTCTCATCGACGTTCCCAAAGACCTATGGAATGAAGTAAAGCCCACCCGTGGGCGTTCTAAGCACACCAGGCAACGAAACCTGTACGAGTACTTGGTTGACGTGTTAGATTGGGCTCCTGAGGTGGCTGAGAGTGCTTCCTCGGAAATCCGTGAGTGTCTGTCTAGGACATAGGAAGAAAAACGATGCCAACTCATAATGAAAACTTTGCGCAAATACGTGCGTGGATTCCTCTTTCCAAAAACACTACCGAATTACCGCCAGCAAACAAAACCGTTGAACTCACTATCAAAAACGAAACCATCGTAAGACATGGCTATCGATTCCCCATGGACACCCATTTCCGCATATGGACAGAACTCGGGAAAAAACGCCTTGTTGAAGACGAAGTGCTTGCTTGACGAGAAATGCCCCTTCCATACCAACCGAAACTCGAAAATGAAAAAAGAAGAAAATGAAACTGAATGACTTGAAAATACTCCTGCACAAAGCCTTGAACACGAAGCTCAAGAAGTATCAGGGGCAAGCCATTCTCCATCTTGAACGAAATCAAGGCCGTGGTATTCTGGGTGATGATATGGGACTCGGAAAAACCCTGGAGGCAATTGGATGGCTTGTGCTCAATCCGATGGTCTATCCCGTCATCATCGTCTGTCCCTCCAACATCAAATATCAATGGGCCGAACAACTCAAAGAACACGCTGGTATTGATTCCGAAATCTTGGAAGGAACCAAACCATATAAACCACTCAGAAACGTTATCATTCTCAACTACAAAATTCTCGCCACCGCCAAATGGCCTGGAGGCAAACGAAGAAAGGGCATGCGGCCTATTTTTCCCTGGGTCAACGAACTGAAAAAACTTCATCCAGAGTGTCTCATCCTCGATGAGTTCCACTACATTAAAAACCGGGAAGCACTTCGCACTCGTGCGGCCATCGCTCTGGGACGGAGTATCCCGCATATCATCGCAGCCAGCGGAACTCCGATTGAAAAAGCACCTATTGAATTCTTTCCTATCCTCAATCTAATTGCGCCCAAAGAATTCAAGTCATTCTGGAAATATGCCTTCAAGTATTGTAATCCCAAAAAAGGATTCCGTGGTCGTGGATGGGATTTTTCCGGTGCCGCAAACCTAGACGAACTACATGTGCGTCTTCAGTCGATTATGATTCGACGTTTGAAGACGGAAGTGGCCAAAGAACTCCCTCCAAAAATTCGTTCCGTCATTCCCGTGTCCATTTCTAATCAACGGGAATATTCCCGAGCGGAAGATTCCTTTCTCAACTGGATGAAGGAAAAATATGGAGAAGAAAAAGCAGAACAAATCAATCAAAGCGGCGGAGTAGCGATGACCAAACTAGGAGCGTTGAAACGCATCGCCAGTGAAGGGAAAATCTCCGCTTTGAAAACCTGGGTGACGGACTTCCTTGAATCTTCCAATGAGAAGTTGGTCATCTTCTGCGTTCACAAACGCATCATGAAGGAACTCCACAAAACCTTCCCCACTTCCGCTCACGTCGATGGCGGTGTGCCAGCTAAGAAACGTCCCAAGGCTGTTTGGAAATTTCAACACGACCCACGATGTCGAATCTTCTTGGGACAATTGAAAGCAGCTGGAATTGGTTTGGACGGACTTCAACAAGTAGCCTCCACCGTTCTATTTGTTGAACTAGGTTGGAATTTTTCGGAACACGAGCAAGCCGAAGACCGATGCTTGCGTATTGGTCAAAATGCTTCCTCTGTTAACGTTTTCTACATGGTGGGAAAGGATACTGTTGAAGAAAAAATAGTCGAACTAATCCAGAGCAAACACGATATATGTACAAAGGTTCTGGATGGTGGAAATCGCATCTTAGAACTATTCAAAGGAAAACAAAATGACCTCCAACAAAATTAGAGAAGAAATTGCAGAAAAAGCACTACTGATTTGGGGTGTTCCCGAATCCGTAAAAAATGATTTCAAAGCAGCGTGCGCCAAAAAAGGTATCCCCATGAAAAGCGTTATCATGGATATGATGAGAGGCTTCATCGCAGATGTCAAAAAGCACACTTGATTTCCGCTCTTTATGTGCGGAGTATAATCTGCCTTTTCTTGAAAATGGCCACCATCATTGCCACGAGGGTTGGGCTCAAACCCATTGTCCATTTTGTACCGATGGAACGCATGGATATCACCTAGGTTTCTCCTTGACGAAAGGTAATTTCAGTTGCTGGCGGTGTGGAAGCCATCGTGTATGGGACGTTCTCACCAGACTCCTTCGGGATGAACCCACCGTTCGCAAAGCCTTCGGGCAATTCCGCACAGACGGTGACCGGAAAATCCCCACAGTCAAAAGCCGTCCAAAAACCCTATGGACTCCCCATGGTGTACAACCAATAAACTCCCGTCACCGGAGGTATCTGAAGAAAAGAAAATTTGACCCTGATACTTTGGTCACCACCTGGGACTTGAAAGGAACACGCCACCTTTCCAAAGATTGGAACTGGAGAATAATGTTCCCAATTTGTAATCGGGAAAGTGCTCCAATAGCATGGTGTGGACGTTCCGTTCAACGCGGAGTCAAACCCAAATACAAGATGAGCGACAACAAGCACATTCTTGTTCCTCCCACTTCGCTACTATACGGAATCCACGCAGCCGTCAACGATTTCTGCGTAATAGTGGAAGGCCCAGCCGATGTCTGGCGTCTTGGTCCTGGCGCCGTTGCATTGTTAGGAATCGATTGGACGATGGAACAGGTATTTCAACTGAAATCTTTCTCTCAAAGATTCATCATGCTGGACCCAGATTCCAACGCACAACGTCAAGCTCAGCGTCTTGGTGAAACCCTGTCGCTGTATCCCGGAACTACGGAAATCATTTCCGATTTGCTTTGCGACCCTGGGGATTTGAATCAACAAGAAGCTGACGAAATAATGGAGGGAATCTCGAATGAGTGAAACTCACCAACAGTATTTTCGTGGTGTTTGGCTTCGCCCAGAAGTGATGGAGAAAATTGAAAAGAGGGAAATAAATAGCAAGGAAGCTATCTTGCTTATGATGATTGATTCTCTATGTGACCCAAAAGGGGAAGATTGCTTTGCTTCAAACGAATATCTTGGAGTGCGTCTTCATTCAAGTGAACGCCAAATCAGTGAAATGATACGCCACTTGAAAAGTATAGAACTCTTAATTCAAACATCCTTCGACGGTCGCAAACGACACCTGGCACCTTCCTACAATTCAAACACGAAACTACGGAAAACCGCGAGGCAGACTAGCGGAAAACCGCTAGGCAGACTAGCGGAAAACCGCGAGTCTGATCTATTAGGGAAAGAGACTATATCTAAATCTCATTCTTCGCCACAAGTGTCGAAGGGAAATATGTCTTCCTCGAAAGAACATCCCACTTGGAAAAAATGGGCAGAGAATTTCAAACGGTCCATAGCAAAAAGTAGGAAAGTCAATACAAGAAGTAATGTTGCCAGTTGGACGCTATCCTTTTTCAAGATTCATTCATTGGACGGACAATCTATTGAACGAATTCGTGTTGTATTGGTTTGGTATTGCCAAGAATTGAGAAAGGGTGACCTAATTCAAGAAAACAGCGATTACGTTCCCATTGCGCATACCGGAAATTCCTTCCGAAAGAAATTCATAGCAATTGAAGCTGCTATGATGCGGCTGAAAAAAATACGGGCTGAAAAACAAGGGAACGAAACAGACCTTACCAAGAAGAAATTCAAATTAATCGACACAGAAACAGGTTTGCCATTTTACGTTAACGCAGATGGGGAACGCATTTCATGAAGCGGAAGAAAATTGAATCATACATTGAACGTCAATTGCTGATTGCGCTCATAACCTCCAAAGAATTCCTTTCCCAGGCATCCATGGTATTAGACATGGATTTGATTGATGTTCCTCATTTTCATCGAATAGCGGGATGGTGTTTGGAATACTTCCGAGAATATCAAGACTCTCCAGGTCGAAATATTCAAACCACTTTTTCTGCTTGGGAGGAAGACCAAGGAGATAAAATTGAAGGTAATGAAGCAGACCTCATCGCAGACCTACTGGAAGACCTGAGTGATGAGGAATCGAATGAGCCGTTAAACGTTCCGTATTTGCTTGACCATCTCCGAACCTACTTGACAAAAAAAGGACTTCAAAAACTTCAAGAGAACATAGATTTTTCACTTACCACAGGGAATGGCGAGAACGCCCAGGAAGCTGTTCTAAACTTTCAGCCGATAGAAGTCCTGGCTGGGACTGGTATAGACCCACTACGGGACGCAGACGCATGGGAACGGGCCTTCAGTGTCGAAGCCGAGCCCCTTATCACGTTCCCTGGTGATGCAGGAAAGTTTCTGAATCCAGGATTGACCCGAGATGGACTGATTGGAATTCAAGGACCGGAAAAACGCGGCAAGACTTTTTGGTGTATTGAATTTGTTGTTCGTGCACTCATGGAAAGGCGCAAGGTGGCCTTCTTTCAGGTGGGTGATTTGAGCGAACATCAAGTCATGATACGTTTAGGAATGTATTGGGCTCAGCGTCCATCGTTGCCACATCTCTGTAAGACTTACCAAGTACCCATCGGAATAACTCCACCGGAAGACATGGAGGAAGAGCCTGAAATTGAAACGAAGGAACGAAAATTCACGCGACCTTTGACGAAAAGCGCATGCTTGAAAGCCTGTAAGAGATTGATGCGTGGATACGGATTGAGCCCCAAAAAATCCTACATCAAGGTTTCTATTCATCCCAATTCCTCGATCAATGTACAAGGCATCTCAATTATTTTGGACAGGTGGGAAGTCATAGAAGACTTTGTGCCGGATGTCATCGTGATAGATTATGCTGATATTCTCGCACCGGAAGACTCTCGTGCACTCCCCAGAGACCAAGTGAATGCCTCATGGAAAGCGATGCGAAAACTAAGTCAAGAACGGCATTGTCTAGTCATCGCACCGACTCAGGCCGATGCCGCCAGTTACGATACGCGCACGATGTCCATGAAAAATTTCTCTGAGGACAAACGCAAGCTGGCGCACGTGACCGGAATGCTAGGTTTGAATCAAACTGAAGAGGAAAAAATTATAAACGTCATGCGATTGAATTGGATTGCTCTACGGGAGAGTCCTTTCAGTGCACGGAGATGCCTATGGGTGGGTCAATGTTTGCCGATTGGCCGTGCTTTTTATTGCGCTTCGTTATGATAGCCTTGATTTCATTGAGTATTATCCCCTTGAAAATTCTTTGAAAATAAGTTGAGAAAAGACTTTACTTTTGGAAAAAGAATACGTTATACTAATTATAGTTTAGTTGAATCGAGTGAGTCAAAAGGCCAAGTGAGGCCAAACCGAAAGGAACTAAAGATGGAAACCAATCTTACAACAGAACAGCTGGCCGCTTCGTGGACGATTTTTATGAACGATTCCCTGTGGGCGAAAGCGGAAAAATGTTGTCGTGGTTGTTACCAACGCAATTTTTTGCTCGGAAATGAGAACCTGAGCGGCAGCACCCTACGGGGAAAGGCCAAACAATACGGTGACCGATATGCACGAAGCCGTGCCGGTTTGTTGGACCGTATGTCGGAAGCTGGAATTCCTTGGCGTGAAATGACGGGACCGCACAACCGTCGTGTGTTGGTGATTGGATAAATCAAACGGGGAAGAATTTCTCCCCCGTTAATTTCAACATAGGTGAAGAAAACCCGATATACTAACAGGACAAGATTGTCCAAAACAGGAGAAGAATTATGAAGACCACAAAGCGTGCTGTAGCCATTGATATTCTCAAAAAGATTGGTGCTCCGTACACGGAGAAAATCGCCACTGATCGAGCATGCAAGAAAATTCAACGCTATTTCGACGTGGATGAAGTACCGAAAGACCTGTCCTCGATGGAATGTAAACTTCTTCGGGAACTCGGATTTGACGTTTCCACTGACGAAATTTCAAAGACCAAAAAGAAGACCAAGAAGGCCACCGAAGATGCCGCACCTGCTGCCGAGGATGGTGGAGACGGAGCCGAAGACAAGCCCAAGACCAAGAAGACCAAGAAGGCCAAGAAGCAAATGAAACGGGGAGATGCCATTTGCAAAGTGATTTCTTCTTTCACCAAGACAGATCGAATGTCAGTGGAAGAAATTGCAGCCCAAGCCAACGAGATGCTCGTTGAAAACGATGGAAAAGACAATTTGCTCCAAACGGTACACCAAACCCATGGTCTCCTTTTTGCAGCCTTGGCTTGGGGAATCGTTGCTGTGAAGGAAGATGGCTGTTACTCCGCATCATGAAGGAGTACAAAACACCATTTCGCATACGTTCCGATCACTTGAATTGTCCTTTGCCCTTGGCACTCGAATGCTACTGGTACTGCGAAGCTGGATGTCTTCATTGCCCAAGTAGAAAACTGAACCACATTTGGGGTACAGAACAACGGACAGTGAATCCAGACAAAGTGATAAAGCGGATGGAACGGGGTTTGACTATGAAACCCCGTTCCCCACTTTCCCATGCTCTCAAACAGAAAAAAGCATTGTTCATCGGACGCAAAGCTGATCCATATCAACCCATCGAATTTGAGATGGGAGTGACGCGAAACATCTTGGAATTTCTGGTCGAGCAATCTTGGTCTGCTGTCCTTCTCACCAAGTGGCCTTCTCTTGCCTTCCGTGATATAGACCTGTTTCGCAAAGGCAAAAATTTGACCCTACTGATTGAAGTCACGCCTGGTGGAAATTCCGATTGGACATTGTTCGAGAATTCACGCACTGATCCACCTACTCAACGATTACGTCTTGCCAAACGTTTCATCGAAGAAGGCGCAAAAGTAGGAATACGTGGAGAACCTTTCATCCCAGGTTATCATACTATTTCTCAATTCCGTTCCACGCTCCACCAACTCCAACGATTTGGACTAACAAACTATAATACTTACAATCTCCACGCCAACGATTGGATTATGAAAAATCTCCATAGCGTGGGAGTGGATATTGAACGAGTGTGGACGGCCAACCAGAATTCTAATTGGCGACAAATCCAAAGAAAACTTTGTCAAATTGCCGAGGAAGAAAACATCACATTAGGGTGCCCTGATTTTGTAAACGCTCCGCGCAATTTCTGTTTTGGAACCAACACGTGTTGCGGAGTAGATGTCCCCAACGCTTTCACTTTCAATACACACGCTTGGCGTCGTGGGATTCAAGCTGGTAATACGAAGACGGAATTGGAAGAAAACACATGGGAAAGTATTGGAACCGAAGAAGACAAGAAACGTGCTCACACTATCCTCCATGGAACTAGTGAAAAGTACTACACTATGAAGGATGCCGGTCTATGATATACACCATTGGTTCCCAAACGTTGTCCATCTCCGAATACAAAGGCCGTGACTTAACAAAATCTCGCAAAACTAGAACTCCCAGACAAGTAGTGCCTTGGCGAGATGTTGCAGAAACCTGTCGAACATTGGACACCGTTTGTGAGCACATTTCCATTCCTCGGGATTCAGGCCATGTAAAAATCATCGATGGTATTGCGCGTGCCGGTTTTTGGGGAGCTGTTTTTCGTAATCATTGGACAAAATGCCATTTGCTTTTGAATGAGGAAGATGCTTCTTGTAATCCGTACCTGCAACGCAATTTTCCTGATGCAAAGATAACCAATCACAACATCAAAGAATGGACTCCAAAAACAAAATGTGACATAGTCTTGCTAGACTTCGACCACTTCACTCTTCACATCATTGATGCGTGGATGGACACATTGAAACGATGGGGTTCTATCTGCAAATATTTCATCATTGCTGATGGTGCTTGCTTCGGTTTCAAGTTTGGAAATATGCGCCATTACGGAATTGACAAAGCGGAAGATTATTACACTTTGTTAGATGGGCATTTAGCAAAGAACGGAATCAAGAAACGCATCACAGTTGTGAGTAGTTTCATGAATGCTTCTACTATCCTTCTTGAAGAAAAAAAGCCTGGCGCCATTCTTCATATACCTCCATCTGAGATGTTGTTGAAACGAGATGGAAAGACTTTCAAACTGAAAAAGAAGCAAAGCAAAGGTTTCTTCGATTAGAACAAGAGGGAAATAAAATGAAAATGAAAAAAATCTAAGAATGAAAAAAGTATCCTACAACAGAACAGCATCTATTATGGAACAGGATTCCAAAGAATTGAAACAACATCTACTTGGTTATTGAAAATGGATTGGCAAGAAACCACTCAAGAATTATTGGAATTCAAGAACAATACTACCAGCCTACATGAACTCAGTCAATTGAGTTTAGACACGCTCTATGGCTCTATGTGGGGACTCAATATCCGTTTCATGTATCTTCCTCAAGCCTTGGAAAAATATAAGCAACGAATTATTCAATACAGTTTGAGAAGACTCGAATTGATGAATCGAGAATTCGATTCAGAACCAAACTCAAAATGGATTTTCCGAAAAGGAGTGGGTCTTGGCACATACGGATGGAAATATGATCCGCAAATTATCCAACACGCTATTGAGAAACGAATTCCCGTAATCGACACTGCTGAAGGGTATGGTTATGGTCGAGTAGAAATAGCATTGGGAAAAGTTTTTCAAGAAATAAATGGGTTAAAAGAAACCCAATTATTGACCAAGGTGCGAAGAGACCACATGAGTCCTTCCGCAATGAAAAAAGCCATTCAGCGAAGCCAAAAGAAACTGGGGTTCCCTTTTCATATCCAACTACATTTTCCCAATGACAAATATCCAACAGCCATCAAGAATATGGGCCAAGAAGTCCTACACGGAAATGCCATCAGTGTTGGAATAGGGAATTGTAGTTTAGATATGCTCTTGATGGCACAACTGATGCTTTCTCGAATTGGATTGAAAATTCGTTTTCTTCAGATGCAATACAATCTACAAGATAGACGAATAGAATCCGTGTTATTGCCGTATTGTCAGAAGCACAAAATCTGCGTTTTGGCCTATAGTCCTTTCGGCCAAAACTTCAAAAAGTTCAATCATCCAATCTTAGAAAATGTGGCCCATCGAACAGATGGAACTGCTTCACAAGTAGCGTTGGCTTGGTTGATGAGCCATAAAGGAGTTGTGCCTATTCCTCGCACAAACTCTTTGGAACATGCAAAGCAAAACACAAACGCCAGACATATGCGGCTCACTTCCGAGTATATAGAAGAAATCGAAGAGGAATATGAATGATGACAGCCTTTGAACGATACTACGATTTGCGCAGCCGTGTAGCCAAGATGGTTCCACGAATGACGCAATTATTTCATCAACGCAAGCACCAAGGAATGGTACGGGAGAAAGGCCGAAAAAAGGACTACAGCGAATTCAAACTGAATCAACGCAAATGGGTCAAGCAAGAACGTCTTCTGAACCAAGACGAAATCAATTCCTTTGCTGAGATTTCCGTGCGCGCTGCGGCCTGTCCGATGCCGTTGAACCTCGATGTATGGGATGGGCTCACTTGCCCGTTCAATTGCAAATACTGTTTTGCCAATGCCTTCCGCGCATCCCTGTACACCGCTTTTTTTGACAACTCCAAGACCATGGGATTTCGGTCTTGTAATCCTGACAAATTCAAACGTGAAATGGACAAATACATGACCCTCCGGGGGAAAGACCCGCACAGCATAAACAACGATGTTGGAAAAGCATTCGCCATGGAAATGCCGGTGCGTTTCGGAATCCGGTTTGAGGATTTCATTTCTGCCGAAGAGGAAAAAGGCGTGAGCCTGGAATTGCTTCGGTATTTGGCGGAGCAGGCTTATCCAACGATGATCAACACTAAGCCCAGCCTGGTAGCCAAAGATGCCTACCTGGACGCTTTAAGTAGCAATCCTGGGCGTGCTGCAGTTCACGTCACTCTCATTTCTGCTGATAATCGAATTCTCAAAAACATTGAACCTGGTGCGCCATCCTACCAGGAACGAATACAGGCCATGGAAACTTTGGTTGGTGAAGGCATCCAAGTAGTGGCACGCATTGAACCCTTTTTGCCCTACGTTTGTGATGAGCCGGAATTCGTTCGTAAGTATATCGGGGATTTGAGGGAAATCGGAGTCACCCATATCACGTTTGACACCTACTCCTACAGCGCCAACAACCAGGGGATTCGACAGGCTTTTATCAACAGTAACATCGACTGGGAACGGATTTTTCTGATTGGTTGCGATTCGCAAGGTTTGGGTTCTATTCTCTTGGGAGCATTTATGGATATTTTCCGCGAAGAAGGTTTCAGTTGTTCCACCTTCGACATGGGGAATGCTCCGTCCAACGATGACTCAATTTGCTGCGAAGTAGGAAATTGGTTTGACAAATCAGGATTCAATAACGGATGTTCCGTTATGGCTGCTCACTTCATTATGGAGAACGCTCCCGAAAAAGTATCCTCTTGGTCTATGTTCCGGGATTGGGTCTACTCTACTGGTGGTTTCCTTTCTCAGTCCTTGGAGAACGACGTTCACGCACTATGGAATTTTGAAGGCAACATGGCCTACTCCCATGGCTGGGCTCCTGGCATTGAAGCTGCGGGTTGGGATAAAGATGGAATCATTTGGGGATACAATTCTGGCAAGGATTTCCGACAAGATTTACTTGAAGGCATCGAAGAATAACAGGAGAAACAAATGAAGATACCGAAACGATTGGAAGACATTTTTGCGCACGCCGTCGCACTGGAACAAAGTGGACGTTTACGCTCTACAATTTATTGCCTGAATGACCGTGTGTATATCTTGAACCAAGACCACACCGTCATGATGTGTTTTCCTCTTCGTTCCGAAGTGGACAGACTTCATTTTGATGAGCCGGTTTCCTTCAACGCCAACGATTATGACAGCGACACCATTGAGGTCCATAATGGGCGGATTCAGTTCATCCAGAACACTACGGGGTTTGAGCGAATCAAATCCTGTAGAACGCCAGATATGACTCCCGAGAAAGTAGATCAAATGTTCCGTAGCTACAAAATTAAACCACAGAACACAGCCTTGGTTCCTACGGAAATTTTGCAGTTACTCGATGAAAGTCTCAGTCACATTGAACTCTCCATCAAGGAAGATGGGCGCCTTCAATTTGTTCAGCGAAATATCTACAGTGGTGCCGTTATCTCCATCTGTCCCAGAAGACACAAAGGTGGTCTGATAAAGCAAAAGAAAAACCTGGAAGATTTTGGCACCTTTGGTCTTCGCACTAACGATTTCTTTGCTTTGTTTGCTTTCGCTACGGACTTAAATTTCCATCTCCTTCCTGATGGCTTCATCGCTGTCACTAATCCCAAGAAGACGATGCCAATGCGTGTGTTACTTTCCAAGTGCCGATACGATGAATTGGGAACGTGTCACGAGGAATAATCTGAATGAAACAATTGCTGATAGTCGTGCCATCAAAACAAAGACCCATTGTGTTCAAGAGATGGTTGGAAAATCATTTTCGTGAAGAATGGGATTATGCCATAGCTGTAGAAAAGGAAGATGCAGCCGCATACGAAAAAGCCATCAAAGAATATGGCAAACAAGACAATATTACTCTCTTGACTCTTCCAGAATCTGGAAAAGGAACCGGATACTCAAGAAGATTTCTGGGCGACTACGCACATGAAAAGAAATATCGATATGTTGGATATTCTGATGATAATGCGAAGTTCAACATCGACGTTGTTCCAGAAGTCTTAGACATTTTGCGAACAAGAAAACACATCCATTATGTCGCTGGACATTATTCATACTATGATCTTTCTCAAAATGCAACCGAACAACCAGACCTATATCCATCCACAAAATGTGCTGGTGTCGTTGCTTTCCTTGATACGAAAATCTTGTTCAGAATCCCATTCAATCCTGATTTATATTACATAGAAGACCAAGAACTCATTCTGCGTTTCAGAAAACATTTCTACCCAAACAACCCCACTTGGATATATAAACCTCTGAAGTTTACCAAAGTCCGTTATGAATGTGGTGGAACAACAGGTTTCAAGACGAAAGAAAAAATCAAACGTGCTATCAGAATAGCAAATGAAAGTTTGGGTTTTAATGTCATAGAATATGATGCACAAAGAAATGACTTGCGCACCAGATGGCAACTTTGGAAAAAATGGATGGAACAACAAAGTGAAACACACGAACCTGTTGGACTATTGGGACAACTAACAAAGAAAACGTGTCACGATGAATGAACGAATCATCATAAACAACCAATCCAATTTGAGTTGGATTGATGCTAACGAGAACGGAACCATGAGAATCCAACTGAAATTTCCAGAAGTCTTGGCGTTACTTTTCTTTCTGGAAAACGCTATATGCTCTATGACGCCTCAACAACAAGATTTTCTTTTTTCGATCAAACGAAAATTGAAGAGAAGAATCAATGTGCGCCAAACAGGAGAATAAACCATGGGCGGAAAAAGCCGAAAAAGCGGTGGGGTCAGCAAAGCACTCATCAACCGAATTAAATCAGGCAAACCAGCAAAAGGCCACTTGCCTCCAGGGTGTGGTAATACCAAACCTTCCAAATCCAAATCCTCAGGACTATTGGACAATCTTGAAAAGAACGGGAAAAATTCCTAATTTCTGGATGACTCCAGAATACGTGGTGATGGCAGAACTGGAATGGACTGAACAGAAAGAAGAATGGGGGTGGATGGATCCAAGCCTTGATAATTCTGAATGGTTCCTTCCTCCACTTTATTTTTCTGAGAATCCTTCTCAACCTCCACGGATATGGGCTGGTTGGCCAGACAAAAAGGGCATTCAATTTCTGGATCACCAATACATATACGATTCTCATCAATTCTTGAATCTGGAAGGTGGAAAATGGAAAACGTATCGGAGGAACATCCGCAAGTATCCTATTCGATGCAGTGGGAAGCTCACATATCGGAGATTGGATGAAAGAGAAGGCGAAGAAACAATTGAGACTTTGCTGTTGAAATGGTCTGAAGGGAAAGAAATACAAGACCTAGACACGATGATTCGTTTTCTTTTTTATGGTTCACTTCGTTGGGGGTTGTTTCAAGATGATCAATTGGTAGGTATAAACGTGGGAGATACTAATTGGGCTCACGCCATTTATCGATATTGCTTGGATGATGGAACACCGTTCTTGAACGAATATTTGCGCCACTGTTTTTATACTTCCCCTTGGGTCCAAGAAAAACAATGGGTGAATGATGGTGGAGATTTGGGCAACGAGAATCTGGCCCGTTTCAAGATGAAATTGAATCCACATATCGTTCAACGAATCTACAGTCACTGAAAGGAACCTAGCATGTCAGTAAAAGATGGTAAAATTGCGATAGAAGCAGACGTTTGGCGAGCGTTGAAAGAAAACAGAACCATTTCTGCGGCACTTATGCGCATCATCGAAGTCATTACGCCCAAGGCAAATCCCACCCACAAAGAAAAGCTGAACGGGCATTGCAAAGAATATCGCGCCTTTATTCGCATTAGGGGTTCTAAGGGATGTCTTATTGGCGCAGCCAGTGCTTATGAACTGGTGGAAGAAATCCAAAAATGGAAGTATGAAGGACCAACCAAAAAAGAAGGTTTGATGAAAGAAGAATAATGGGATGGCCTCAGCAATGAGAGGATGGTGCACCAGGTGGGTGAAATCCCTATCCATCCCTCCACTAACAGAAAGGAAGATCAATGAAAATCAATCGTGAAAACCTCTTGGACGCCTTGCGTTTTGCCCGACTGGGAACTCCCAGCCGTGGTGAAACCCTGGAACAGTCGAATGCCTTCGTTTTCGTGGACGGGCAAATCGTCACCTTTGATGACGAAATTAAAACGCAAGGTCCAGTTCCGGCTGGAATGGAAGATGTCAACGTTGCCGTTTTGGCTGACGAATTTCTCCGTTTGATTGAAAAACTTCCCGACAAGGAAGTAGACGTTTCCGTGAAAGGTGGCCAACTCATCTTGAAGGGAAAAAGCAAGCAAGCCGGCATCAACTCTTTCAACGAAATCCTTCTGCCCTATGATGCAGTTCCTGCTCCACCCAAGTTCAAAAAGATTGGTGCGGAAACAGCCGAAATGCTCCAACAGGCTGCACGGACTTGCGGCAACGATATCACTCAGGAATTGACCACCGTGGTCCACGTTACGGAAGACATGGTAGAGGCATGTGACAATTGGCGCATGTTCCGCGCAGAACTCAAGACCGGATTCACCAAGGAAGCTTTACTACCTGCCATCTCCGTGATGAAACTGAACGGTCTGGATATCAAGGCCGTATCTATGGGAGAAGGTTGGGTTCATTTCCGACTGGTAGATAAACAGATTATTTCTATTCGGTCTTCTTACGAACAATTCCATGAAGGGTTGGACAGATTGTTCGTGATGGAAGATGCAGAGGAAGTGGAATTGCCGAAGACTTTGGGAGGAATCATCCAACGGACTACCATCATGATGTCTACGGATGAGGAACCGAAAATCCGAATTAAATTATCCAAGGGCCAAGTGGAAGTGGAAAGCCGGAAGGACTCCGGTTGGTATCGTGAACGTGGGAAAATCACGTGGACGAGTGACGACATGGCTTTTGATATCCATCCCAAATTCTTGTTGGAGATACTCCAACGGACACCCACCGTTCTCATTTCCAGCAAACATCGCATGAAGATTGAGACGGACAATATTCAATTTGTTGTGGCCTTGGTTGAGCCGGAATAACCAATGACTTTTTTCCACAAAAGCTCATGGCGCAGCCAAGAGAAAAAACAACCCACTTTGGCACGATGCGGTTTATGCGGATTGGCAAAGAAATGCCATTCTCCCAAAATGGCTCCCTGTGGCGTAGGGAAGCGCAAAATACTTTTCCTGTCCGATACTCCGTCTGAAGATGAGGATAGACAAGGTGCCCATTTTATACATGAAGCTGGCGAAGTCTTACGGGATATGTTAGACGAAATGGGTGTGGACCTGGAAGAATGTGGGTTGGGGCATGCCGTTCTTTGCAGGCCACCACAAGGAAAAGTGAAAGGGAAGCATATAGATTCCTGTCGCCCAACGATATTCAAATTCATCAAGGAACAAGAACCATCAGTGATTATCCCTCTGGGAGAAAACGCCATCCATAGTCTTTTGAAACCCTTGTGGAAAAAAGCACTTGGGCCGATTGGGCGATGGGTGGGATGGAAGATTCCAATTCAGGAATATGGTGCTTGGGTGTGCCCTACGTTTCATCCACAGGATTTCATCGACAAAAAAGAGAATCCTTTGATGAGACGAATCATGATGGATCATCTTCGGAGTGCTCTGACGATGGAACGAAGACCATTGGGGGTTCCTACGTTGAAGGAATTGGAAGCAGAAGTGGAGATAATTCAGCAAGAACGTATGGCGAAATTGCGCCTGAAAGACTTGTTGAAGAAATCTGGTCTACTGGCTTTCGATTATGAGACCACAGGACTCAAACCAGAACGACAAGAACAGCAGATTGTTTCCGTTTCATTTTGCTTTGAAGGAGAAGACACCTTTGCCTTCCCGGTAACCAAGGGACTATGGGGTGGAATATCTCGTGTACTTCGGAACCCCAATCTTCATAAGATTGCTTCCAATCTAAAATTTGAAGAACGGTGGACCAGAAAGAAACTCGGGCACCCCGTTTTCCCTTGGGATTTCGACACGATGTTAGCAGCCCATTGTCTAGACAATCGTACAGGCATAACATCGGTGAAATTTCAAGCCTTCACTCTGCTCGGAATCGGAGATTATAGCAGCCATGTAACGCATTTGCTTCAATCCGATTCCGCGAATGAAATGAATCGAATTCACGAGATAGATATCAAGGACTTGTTGCTGTACAACGGTCTGGATAGTTTATTGGAATTTCAAGTGGCGGAACGCCAGAAGGAATTGATGAAATCATGAATAACCTTTCCTTGAACGCCTACCAAACCCGAGTTCAAGACACCGTGCCTTGCGCAGAACTCGAAAATGCGGTTGCTTTTCAATTGGAGAAGATGGGCCTGTCTGAAGAAGCCCAATTGATTCGGGAGAACACAACCAAAATAGCACGACCTGTTTTTCCAACCATGGGGATGGCTCATGAATTGACTTTATTCAGTCGAGAACTTCAACAAGACATTCTGAAAAACAAAGGAACCATCTCCGAAGAATTCAAGAGAAAAGCGAAAATTAAACTGGGAAACCTGCTTTGGCATCTTGCCATTTTGACGTGGGAACTCGATTTGTCTTTGGGCAGCGTTGCTCAGTCCAACGTGGATCGGAAAACACTTCAGAAACATCGTGGAGTTTGTGAATGATTCCGTATACTCAAAAGGCATATAGATTACTCCATGAAGGTTCCATCGCTTTGGCGGAAGTTGAGGCCAACGGAATTCGGATTGATGTCGATTATCTGACCAAAACTATTCGCAAAATGGATTGTCGCATAGAACGTCTTCAATCAGCCATTGGACATTCTCCCGTAATCGATCATTGGAAGGGGTATTTCAAAAGCCGAACCAATCTCAATTCTACCGATCAGTTGGGCTATGTACTGTTTGAAATCATGGGATACGATTGTCCTGCATACACGCCCACGGGACGATACAAAACCGATGAGAAAACCCTATCTACCATTGATAACCTTTTTGTCAAAGACTACTTGAAAATCAAGAAACTACAACACGCTCAAAACACCTATTTTCGCGGCATCCAAAGAGAAGTGGTGAATGGTTTTATTCATCCTTCTTTCAACCTCCACTTGGTGCGCACTTTCCGGTCTTCCTCAGATTCGCCCAACTTCCAAAACATCCCCATTCGTGACCCGAAAATCGGAAAGCTCATCCGCCAAGCCTTCATCCCTAGACCAGGAAGACAAATTGTAGAATTGGACTACAGCGGTATTGAGGTTTGTATTGCCGCGTGCTATCATCAAGACCCAAAACTGATTGAATATTTGAAAGACGATACCAAGGATATGCACCGGGATATGGCGCAAGAATGCTATGGTTTATCTTCCCAAGATATGACCATAGCAGACAAGAACAATTCAGAGGAAGTGCGTAGAGCCAAGAACATTCGTTACTGTGGCAAGAATATGTTTGTCTTTCCGCAATTTTACGGTGACTGGTACATCGATTGTGCTCGCAATCTCTGGACGGCCATCGACAACATGGGACTCCGCTGCGCAGACGGAACTCCAGTGAAGGAACATTTACGCCGAATCGGTATTACGGAATTGGGTGACTTGAACCCGATGGAAAGACCAAGAAAAGGCACCTTTGAATATCGCATCCAGAAAGTGGAACACCGATTCTGGAACAAACGTTTTCCCACCTACAATCGATGGAAGAAAACCTGGGTGGATCAATACCAAAAACAAGGATGGATGAAAACGAAAACAGGGTTCATCTGCCAAGGCTTTGCCAAGCGAAATGAAATCATTAATTATCCGGTCCAAGGTTCTGCTTTCCATTGCCTTCTCTGGTCTCTCATCCGTCTTCAGAACCTGATCAGAAAACGCAAAATGAAGACGCTGATCATTGGACAGATTCATGACAGTATTGTGGCCGACGTCCCTGAAAAGGAAATGGAAGAATTCCTCCAATTAGCTCAACACATTATGGTCGACGGATTGAAGAAGGCATGGAAATGGATCAACGTCCCTATTGAGATTGAAGCAGAAGTCACGCCCATAAACGGAAATTGGTTTCAGAAAAAGGAAAGGAAAATTACATGAGCGGAGAACTCTACAAGAAACATCGACCCAAAACACTCAAACAAATGCTGGGTGCGGAAGAATCCGTGCGCGCACTTGAAAATATGATTAAGCGGAAAACCATTCCGCACACTATCCTTTTCCACGGCCCAAGCGGATGTGGAAAAACCACGTTGGCGAGAATTGTCAGGAAAGCCTTGGACTGCAATGATCTAGACTTTCATGAACTAAACTGTTCCAATTTTCGTGGTATTGAAACTGTTCGTAGCATCACCCGAAATATGTACTTGGCTCCAACCGGTGGGACCGTTCGTGTCTGGCTCCTGGACGAAGTTCATCAATTGTCCAAGGACGGCCAACACGCAGCGCTGAAAATCCTGGAGGATACTCCTGATCACGTTTACTTTTTCCTATGCACTACGAACCCACAGAAGTTGCTCAAGACCATTCGTACACGGTGTTGTGAAATGCCTGTGCGTCTTCTCACGCATAATGAGATTGAAACTCTGGTGCGTCGAATTCTCAAACGGGAAAAAGCCACCATTGTAGATGATGCGGTGGAAGAAATTATGGACACCGCGCAAGGTTCTGCTCGCACAGCACTCGTGCTCCTGGATAAAGTCTTGAATCTTTCCGAAGCCGATCAAGTGGCAGGAGTTCAATCCGCAATGGAGGAAGAGAACGAATCGATTGAACTTTGTCGTGCCCTGCTCAGAAAAGCAAATTGGCGTGACGTCAGCGTAATTCTTCGTGGACTCAAGGGTGAGCCGGAGTCCGTGCGATATGCGGTTTTGGGTTACGCCAACGCAGTTCTGCTCAAGACACAAAACAAACAAGCTGCGCATATCATCTGTTGCTTTGAAGACAATTTTTTTGATTCAAAACAGGCTGGCTTGACCCGTGCTTGTTATGAAGCAGTTTGTGAGTGAAAATACGATATAACTAAGGACAGAAACGGAAGGATTTTTCATGGACACAAATCGGTTTCAACAAGACAAAACTATCAACCCATCTCAACTAGACCTTGAGTGCGTACTTCAACCGGAACGATTTTTCCATTGGGCCCAACAGGCCATCAAAGCATCAGCAGAAGTAGACCGGCTCAAGTTTCTATTGGACATTACCAAAGCTAATTTGGAATTGGATTGTCGCATAAATCCTGGGAACTATGGTCTGGTCAAGATTTCCGAAGCCGGAGTTGACGCGGCAATCAAAAGTTGCTCAAAATACCAACATGTGCAAGAAAGCCTACTTGAAGCACGGAAGGATTCCAAAATACTCGATGCGGCTGTCAATACGATGGAGCAAAAAAAGCGTATGATTGAAGTCTTGGTTACGCTTCACGGCCAACAGTACTTCGCTGGCCCAAGTGTCCCTCGTGACTTGGTGGCGGATTGGAAGGAGCATCAACAAGGAATAGAAAACAACGTAAACACCCAACAGAAAGCAAAAACACGACGCAGGAAGAAAGGATAATCTATGCACCCTTTGTCTATCCTGGGTTGGTCTTTGTTTGGATTGATTTGGGTATACATAGCGGCAAGATTCGTAACACGAGGAATTGCAAAAACCCTCAAAGAAGAAAGGAACGAACACGATGAAGAAACGTAGCAACAAGAGGAAACGAGTGTCACGCGACAAAACACGTGAGAACGCAGCCAAAGGAGCACGCGGTGGCTCTGATTGGTTTACAACACCTGAAGACGTAGGAAGGTTTATACCGCCAAAAGGCTGGACGATACACCTTGGGACATAATTCCCCTATGAAGTCAAATCCAAGGACCATCCCCGATGATATTGAACCCGGGATGCCTCTGGTACAAATTCCCTTTCATGGTACATCATCAAGTGGGTGCGCAGAACCAATCCTTGGTGTGTCCGCAGAGCGTGGGAAAGCGATGTCCGATTTGCGAAGAACGCAACCGCCTGTTCAAAGAAGATTCAGACGGCAACGAAGACATCACAAATTCTCTGCGTCCTCAGAAGTTTGTCGCATACAACGTTCTTGATCCCGAGGATTCCGGCAAGATCAATTTGTTTGCGATGAGCCGTGGAAAATTCGCTGTGACGCTGGAGGGAGAACTGAAAGACCCGGACAACGAAGAGCACCTGGCTTTCTTTGACGTCAACGAAGATGGTCGCACACTACGTGTCCGATTCACCGAAGACGCCTATGAAGGCAAGAAATTCCTGAAGGCAACACGCATCGATTTCCGCGCACGTGATGAGATGGATGAAGACGAAATTCTGGACAAGGTTGTTTGCTTTGAAGAGTGCATCGTGGTGATGCCTTATGATCAACTCAAATCCATTTTCTTCCAAGAGGAAGATGATGATGACGATGATGAGCCGGAGCCAGCTCCCAAGAAACAGGCTGTCAAGAAACCCGCTGACGATGATGACGATGATGATTGGAACGATGACGATGATGAGCCGGAGCCAGCTCCCAAGAAGGCCAAGAAAAAGGCAGCTCCCAAGAAGGCCAAGAAACAGGCTGTCAAGAAACCCGCTGACGATGATGATGACGATGATGATTGGAACGATGACGAATAGTCCCTACACGCGATAATGAAGGGAAGGTCTGTAATGGGCCTTCCCTCTTTTTTTCTTTGAAAGGCAAAAGGTATGAACACGAAAGACCAAGTCCAACAAATCGAAGACGCAGCAAAAACCCGTACCAATACCACTCCATTTGAAAAAGAGGATTTGTTGTCCACCGGTTCCACCCTTCTGGACCTGGCCTGTAGTGGAAGCCGTCATGGCGGATTGGTTGCTGGCAAATACTATTTTCTTGTGGGAGATTCCACCAGTGGAAAAACGTTTTTGTCCATGACGTGTTTTGCTGAAGCGATGCAAAATCGTGGGTTCAAAAATTATCGTCTCATCTACGATAACGTTGAAGATGGATGCAACATGGATTTGGTGGGCTTGTTCGGCCAACAAGTAGCTGACAAAATTGAATACCCCTCGATCACCGAAGAGGGTGAGCCGGTTTTCAGTGAAACGATTGAGGATTTTTATGATCACTTAGATGATGCTCTACAAGTGAAACGCCCTTTCATTTTCGTTCTGGACTCAATGGATGGTTTAACTTCCGTTTATGAAGGTGACAAATTCCAAGCTCACAAACGCGTGCGCCGTGGGAAAGGAAAACGGGGAGATGAAGCTGGTTCCTATGGAGATGGAAAGGCAAAAAAAAATTCCGAAGGTTTGCGTCAGATTCTCACAGGACTCCGGGACACCGGTTCCATCCTTATCATCATCAGCCAGACTCGGGATAACTTAGGAATGGGGATGGAAAAGAAAACACGCTCCGGTGGAAGAGCGTTGAAATTTTACGCTACCCTAGAACTCTGGTGTAGCGTTTGTGGAACTATCAGCAAAATAGTCCAGGGGAAGAAACGCCAGACCGGAATCAACGTCTTGATCAAGGGGAAAAAAAACCGATTGACCGGCAAAAATCGGAACGTTGAAATTGACATCTATCCCGAATATGGAATTGATGACATCGGAACTTGTGTTGATTTCCTGGTCGATGAGGAATGGTGGAAGAAAAGCAAACAATCTATCGTGGCCAAAGAGTTTGAATTGACGTGTACTCGGGAGAAGCTGATTCAGAAAATCGAATCAGAGAATCTGGAGAAACGTCTTAAGCAAATCGTGGAAAAATGTTGGAACGGTATTGAAAAGGCCATGAAACCCAAGCGAAAAACCAAATATTGATTTCTTGAAAATAAGTTGAGAAAAGACTTTACTTTTGGAAAAAGAATACGTTATACTAATTATAGTTTAGTTGAATCGAGTGAGTCAAAAGGCCAAGTGAGGCCAAACCGAAAGGAACCTACCATGAACGCGAAAGAGTATAAAGAGTTTTCAAACAACGCCAAAGAAGGCATCCCTGCGACATATACCAACAATCAGCTCCGGGGTTGGCACATTTCTTGCGATGATACGGATGTTTTTCTTTGCGCCCAATGCGCGGCACAAATCACCACCCGTGGTCACCTTCTGTCTGCTACCCTTGATTCCGCTCCCATCCCGATTTGGAAAAATGAATCCTACCAAGACCTTGGTCCTTGTATCAGTTGTAAAAAAACTTTCCCAACGACCGGCAAAAATCGAAACGTTGAAATCGACATTGAAGAAACCCCGCTTTCCAAGCCCAAGACTCCAAATCCGCCAACGTGATCCACGAAGCGAACAAAAACAAGTAACCAAAAAGGCTGAGTGAGGCCAAACCGAAAGGAACTAAAGATGCCCAAGCCAAGAGCGAAAATTGACCCGAACGTGCCCGAATGTCCCAATTGTGGACGTGTCATGAAGCAACGCAAGAATCGGAAAACGAATCAAATATTTTGGGGATGTTCTTCATTCCCAAATTGCCGAGGATTTCGCCCATACCGTGAAAATGTGCGCCTTGGAAAGCTAATCGAAAATCCTTCCCCTTACCAACAAGACGTTTTCGATTGGATTCAATTCGGCAGTGGAAATGCGGTGGTGGAAGCCGTTGCCGGTTCTGGCAAAACGGCCACCATGGTTCATGCCGCCAACCTTTTTCCCAAATCTGAAGATTCCGTCTTCCTGGCCTTCAACAAGCACATCGCTGATGAGTTGGGTTCCAAGGTTCCCAACCACGTTACCTGCGGCACGATGCACTCCTTGTGTCTTCGGGCTATTCAATCTGAGCACATCGTGAAAATCGATGGTGGAAAAACACGAGCCATCGTCAAGATCCTCGTGGACAAAGAGGTTTCGGATTCCGAACAGAGTACACGAAGAGAAGTAACCACGCGACTCACCAAACTCGCCAGCCTGGCCAAAAGCACCTTGATAGGATTTTATGTTGATCCTGGACAGGAAGAAAGCACACCGTATTGCGACAACGCCGTGGTGCGTCAAATGATCCAAGAATACAACATTGACTTCAGTTGCGCTGAACGCGCTGAACTTGCCATTGAACTCTTGCCCCATGTCTTGAAAGAATGCGCGCAAAATCGTGACGTGCTCGATTTTGATGATATGATTTGGCACGTTCATATTCACGATGTTCCCATCAAGAAATACAATTGGGTGGTGGTCGATGAAGCGCAGGATTTGAACAACCTCCAGATGGAAGTCCTGTTGAAAATGGCGAAGCCTGTCCATGGCCGAATCATCGCTGTCGGTGACCGGTGCCAAAGCATCTATGGATTCCGTGGCGCGAACACCCACGCGATTTCGCTCCTGACAGAAAAACTCGATGCTAAGGTACTTCCGCTCAGTATCTGCTACCGATGCCCCTCTCGCCACGTAGAATTGGCAAAGGCACTGGTGCCGCAAATCGAATCGACTGAGACGGCAATTCCCGGTATCATCGAGAACTACCAATAAAGCGAAGTCATTAACCAACTCAAGGATGGTGACTTGGTACTTTGCCGTTCCAACGCTCCGCTCGTGAGTCTCTGTTTCTCCCTGATTGAACGGGGGATGAAGGCCACAATCAAAGGCCGTGACATCGGCAAGAATTTGGTGGACTGGATTGAAGAAATGAAAGCGCGGAATCTGAAAGACCTTCTCGCCAAACTCCAAATCAGCGCCAGCCGCAAAGCACAGAAATTGACGGAGCAAGGAAACGGCCAAGGCGTTCAAGCTATTCATGATCAATATTCCGTGATAGTTGCCATCGCCACGAAGCCTGATATGAACAATATTGATGCCGTGGTAACGTTCATTTGGGATTTGTTTCAGGATGACGAAAAGGAGGGCGTTGTTTGCTCCAGCGTCCACAAGGCCAAGGGTCTTGAATCCTGGTCCGTGTACATCCTCTATCCCCACCTGATGCCTTCCAAATATGCGAAGACGGATGAAGAAATCCAACAAGAACGCAATATTGAATACGTGGCTTTGACCCGTTCAAAACGTTTCTTGGGCTTCATTCAGAAGGACTAACACGATATACTATACAGAGACATTTGAATCGAGTTGGCCTCCATCGATGGGGACTTGGAAACAGGTTCCACAAAACCTTTCCACCCTGTCGATGGAGGCACGAAAGGAAAATTCATGCGTTGGATTTCAAATATTTTTACCGGACTACTCGTGATGGCTATGGGGTTCGCAATCCTGGCTTGCGTCCAGGCTCAACGCCACAGCGTTCAAGCTATTCGAGATATGCGAGCGGTGTCGATCAATCTGGAAGACTACGAACGTGAACAAGGTAAACTCGTGGCGGAAGTCTGTGACGTGACTCGACAGAAAAATATTCTTGCTGATTTGGCTTTGCGGTCTATTCAAAAGGCTGAATCCGTTTGTCGGAAAGCTCAAGATGTTTGGAACACGGAATCATAAGGAACACAAACAATGCAAAACGCTTGTAAGATTTGTGGAAAGGTTTCAGACAAAAAGAAATTCAATACCCTTTCCATATCCTTGTACAATGGTTTGTATGGTGTAAATTCCGTAACCTTTGCTGCTTTTGGTACAAGAGTATGCAAAGAATGCGAAAATGCTATAGACGTCGCCATCCAAGCTGCAATTCAAAAGCAAAAAAAATTATGAAAAATCCTTGGCTACTTATTGACACCAGCTACCTTGCGTACCGCGCAAAATATGCTAGCGGCAATCTCGAATTTGAGGATTTCAATACCGGAGTTCTGTTTGGATTTTGGGAACAACTCCGAACTATCTGTGAAGAATTGAACTCAACCAAGGCTTTACTATTTTTCGATTCCAAGCACTCATACCGCAAACGATTCTTTCCTGAATATAAAGCCAAACGTGGAACGGATTTGACCCCTGAAGAAATCCAACAGATGGACTCGATGTATGGCCAAATTCGGCTGCTACGCCAAAAACTACTTCCAGCCATAGGATTCCCCACCTACCTCCAAGCTGGTTGTGAAAGCGATGATCTGATGGCCCAGGCTGCCTTGCAAATCAGCGCAACCGGACAGAAAGGAATCATCGTCACAGCAGATGGAGATTTGTGGCAATGCATCGACCATAATATCTCCTGGTTTGACCCATCTCGAAAAAAATGGTTCAACCCCATCTCCTTTGAAAACACCAAAGGGATTCCTCCAACGTTATGGTCCACAATCAAATCCTTTACTGGATGTTCTGGTGATGGTGTTCCGGGAATTCCTGGAGTAGGGGAGAAAACCGCTATCAAATATATCGGTGGGAAATTGCCGATGCATTATAAAACTTTCCAAGCCTTTGAATCTCTTGAAGGGATTCGCATTGCAGAACGCAATCGACTATTGGTGAGTTTGCCTCATCCCAAAACCAAACCTATAAATCTCCAAGAACCGGAATTCAACGCAGAAACCTTCTTTGGTTTTTGTGAGCGATATGGATTCCGATCATACCTTCAAGAACCCAGACGCGCTGAATGGCTTGCCTTCTTTGAAGGCCGAAAAGTCAGAACCCGAAAAAGGAAAATTCATGGCCAAACGTAAATGTGCCGGCAAAGGAAGTTCCTTTGAGCGCAAGATAGCCAAACAACTTTCTCTGTGGTGGACCTTCGGTGAACGGGATGATGTTTTTTGGCGTTCCCAAACGTCTGGAGCACGCGCCACTCAGCGTCGAAAAACGAAACAGAAAACATTTGGCCAAGAAGGCGACATCCAAGCTACAGACCCCATCGGCCAACCGTTGATTGATTTGTGTACCATCGAACTCAAGCACGGATACTCCGGTCAAACCGCTCAACATATTTTCGACAAACTCCAACCCACTCATAAATCTACCATTCTAGGCTTTTTCAGCCAAGCTGAAAACGAAAGCATAAACGCCAATTCCGTAGGATGGATGCTGATTTTTCAACGCAATCAAAAGCAGCCCATGGTGTATGTCCCTACCAATATTTGGCGTATATTAGAATTGAAATATCATTTGAACAAACCCTATATGGTGCTAAGATTGAAACTAGGAACCATCTACGGATTCACCCTTCAGAATTTCCTTGATAACGTCCATCCCACATGGGTGGTTGCCGCTGTAAAAACAAACAAAGGAGAACTGACATGAAAATAATCGGAATGGTTTGGCAAGCTCACAAATTCGGAGCCCAACGGCTTGCTGACGTTTGCGAAGAATTGGGAATCCTTCCTTCATGCAAAATTATGAACCGTGCTCGGAAAAATTCCCCTGCTCATCCTCGAATCAAAGACATGCCAGAGGTATTTCACTTGTCTTCTCTCCTTCCCTCTGTCGGTGCATGGGCTTATATTTCCCCTTACGCTCCAATGGCCAGCGCCGAAGCTTTTGCGAATGCGTATCATGAAAGTGGCGCTGATCAAGACCTGCTTTGCATCAACGCAGAAATCGAATTCAAGACAAACGATTGGTCTTGTCTCGCAATGGCCGCAAACCCCGGCTGGCACCTTCCTATAACTAGAACTGAGGTTCACGCAATGGAATTCGTGGAGACATTGGCTGCGTCTTCCTTGTCCTTGTCCAATTACACGCTTTCCACTTTTGCGCAACGCACCGCTCATCCGACATTTCCATATTCTGCGTTCCTAGATATACCCAGCCTTCCCGGAAAATTATCCGGTCAATGCTACGGAATGCACCCAATCAAACAGATTGATCAAATGATTCAAATCTATGGCACGGAGCAAAGCGAACCATGCTTACGTCTGTACACAGGAGATGGGCGTACCGATCCGAAAATCATCTCAGAAGATTTCATCCGTACTTACAAGTATTGTCAAGAAAAAGGATTTGACCGCGTGTGGTTTTGGTCTATGGATTCTCTGCTTAGAAATTGGGGTGCTTACAGAAGCGTGGTAAACTTTCTCAAGGCCGAAAAAGAAAAAACCATGTCTCCTATCATTCCGATTAAGTTGGCCACGCATCTTCATGAAGGGTCTATGAATTTTGGGGACAAGGGACCATCCGTGAAAGCACTTCAACACATGATTCGTAACCGTGGTTTTTTCTTGGAAATAGACGGAATCTATGGACCGGAAACAGCCAAAGGATTCCGTACCATTTTTGGACCGAATCTGGACGCACTATTGGGCCGATGAGGGGAAATAAGATATGTTCGAGTTGATCAAATTGAGTGCCTTCGGTATCGTCTTAGTTGGAACCATGTGGGCTGGTCTTTCCGCTATGGAACCTCCTGCTGTCGAAGATGAATGGATCACAAATGAAGATTTAATATTAAGTAATGGAATATTGCTTGATAGTAAGGGATTGATTGATTTTGTAGACATTGGCATCTGTTCAACTACTATCGTCCATCACCAAACCGTTGTTATCCATTTGGACCATGCTCATTTTTTAGAATTGGTAGATGAGAAATCAGGCGTATCCGTGACGGTGCCGGTGGACGATGCTTTTTGGATTATCTGCGAAGCCTTGCCGAAACTGATCAAAGCGGAGAATAAGCATGACTGAAAGAACCCACATAGAAAATATGAACATGGCCGTGAACATACGTGACCGCATATTCCTTTTTTTGAAAGCACGAAGCGGAATGAGATTCTCTGAAGAAATATGCGAAGAAATGAGACAGGTTATATACTGGAAACTCAGAGAAGGGAGTTAACCAAAGAAATGAAACTCACGCTCGAAAACTTCCAGGCTCATAAGCATCGAGAAATTGAACTTGATGATTGCGTAACCACGATTGTGGGCCCAACCGATGTCGGAAAATCTGCTATCCTTCGGGCATTGATTTGGCTCATGACCAATCGTCCAGCTGGGATGGAATTTATTCGTGACGGAGCAGAAACCACAACCGTCACTCTTGAACTCGATGGACACATAATCCGCCGCATTCGTGGCAAAGCCGGAAACATTTATGAACTCGATGGGAAAGAGTTCATAGCATTTGGAAATGACGTGCCATACGAAATTGCCCGATTGCTCAACGTAGGAATCGTGAACATTCAACACCAACACGATTCTCCTTGGTGGTTCAACGAAACCGCTGGAGAAGTCAGCCGGCAATTGAATGCCATCGTGGACCTTTCGATCATTGACCGGACTCTCAGCAATCTAGATAGAACAAATCGAGATTCGCAAGCGGAAACCAAAGCCTGGGAACGGCAGGAAAAAGAAGCCGCAAACCGTCGAAATTCCATGAAATGGGTACGCAGAGCCCACGAAGACTTAGAAGACGTTGAGAGGAAGCACCAGGATTGGCAGGAAGCCGCCGTATTGGCTCAAGGCTTGGTTTCACACCTATCCCTAGTACGAAGTGTTGGTGAAGTGGTGAAAAACACTGCTGAACGCCTTCAAGAGATGGAATCTTTGGTCCAAAAATGTGAAAAACTCAACCGCATCGAATCCGACAGAAAAACCCTATTGGAATTGATCCGTCTTTCTGAGATTCTCACAATACAAGCTGAGCAACCAATTCCAAATGTAAAGCCTCTGATTCAACTTCATCTCACATGGAAGGAAGCGGAGAAGAAAGCCGGACTTCTGCGTGACCAACTCGCATCAATTGAATCGGCAGAATCCCAGAATCGGAAATTGAAACAAGATGCGAAGGAAGCCCAAGAAACCTTTCGCGAACAATTGGGAGATGTTTGTCCATTATGCGAAACAAAATTGTAGCCATTGCATGCTCCGATATTCACCTGACGGCCAAACCACCTATTGCGCGTTCAGACGAACCCGACTGGCTGAAAGCCCAAGCACGTCCCTTGGAGCAAATCAAAGAACTCTCTCAAGAATTGGGAATCCCTGTGCTTTGCGCTGGAGACGTTTTTGATCGTTGGAATTGTCCGGTGTCTTTGGCGAATTGGGCTTTGAATAAAATGCCACCACTAGTGGCCATTCCAGGCCAACACGACCTTCCTAATCATCGTCTTGATCTCATCCATCAATCAGCCTATTGGAATCTCTGTTCTCATATTCGTATGGGCGATTTGAGTGATGAAAAAACCACTTGGGAATCCTCCGAAATAATAGTACAAGGCTTCCCATGGGGGAGAGACTTAAGACCGTGTGAATTCAAGGAAGATGATCGAGTTCATATCGCTTTGATTCATCAATACCTTTGGGTGAACGGGAAATCCTATCCTGGCGCCCCTAAAGAAGCCCAAGTGGGAAAAAAACTGATGGAAAAGGCTGACGGATGGGACGTGGTGGTATTCGGAGACAACCATCAAAATTTCTTGGTTGAAAAGAAAGGCACGCCATCCATCTTCAATTGCGGTGGACTTCAACGACGCAAAGCCGATGAGATAGATTACGAACCTTGCGTTGGTTTGATACACCGAAACGGAATGGTTGAACGCCATCATCTCGACTGTTCAGCCGATATAATTAAGACAACTGCAAAACCAAAGAAAGAGGATGATCCAGACCTGAAAGATTTCCTTGAAGAATTGACCGGACTGGAACACGAGGAATTAGACTTCACGGAAACCGTGAAACAGGCCTTGGTTGGCCGCTCGGATTCCGTAAGACAACTTGTAATGGAGGCTATGGAATAATGAATCGCACACGCCAACTTGAAAACCTCAAACAAAAGGCTGCAGACCTACAACAGCAACGCGACAGAGCACAAGGCCGATTGGACGCAAACAAAACTCAAATGAAAGAAAATTTCGGCGTGTCCTCTTTGAAGCAAGCCAAGACCAAACTCCAAGAATTGGAACAAGCTGAAAAGGAAGCCCAACAAGAGTTTGAGACCGCAATGGAATCCTTTGAACAAAAATGGGGCAATATTCTGAAATGAAACCTTCTTTCCCGCATAAGTATCTTTTCAAGTCAGTTTCGGAAGAAACTATCAAACGAAATAAGGCAAAAGGTATTTGTGTTTCATGGGGATGCTCCCGTAAAGCTTCTCCTCAATTTCAACATTACCGATGCAATACTTGTCGCACGCGTTTGTACCGAATTCGTAATCCCAAACGATACATATACCGCATGATCAAAAACAGTGCAGACGCACGAAACATTCCCTTTCATCTGACGTTTGAAGAACTACTCGAATTCGATGAACGCACGAATTATTTCTCTCGGCGCGATAGGCAGAATCACAATTCAATAACCATTGATCGAATCAACCCACGGTTGTCTTACCAAGTTGACAATATTCGTATCTTGAAATGGATTGATAACGCAAGTCATAAGGTTGAAAATATGGAACAACCCTGGCACCCAATCGCACGAGAACTCGCCATTCTAGCAGGGAACGAAGATTGGTGGGAGGACTTTGAAAGAACGGCTCAAAACTGTTTGGAAAAGGTTCTGATTCTGTTAGACTCCAAAGCCGTAAACGCAGCCCATTCCAAAGACATAAACGTTCCCTTTTGAAGGAAAAAAATGATTGCCTCATACCGAAAGAAAATCAACCAGAAACGCCAAGAACGCAGAACGGCTGTACAACTACACAAGGATATAATAGAAAACGTGGCTACAGCCAAGGAGAAGGCCCAGAACACCGCTGAAGCACTGACCCTCATCCAATACGTGGCCCAAGCGATTCAGCAACAAGCCCATGACCGGATTGCGGTTGTAGTGAGCCGATGTCTCACTGCTGTTTTTGATGAACCATATGAATTCCGTATCCACTTTGAACGCAAGCGAAATAAGACAGAGGCACGCTTGGTTTTTGAACGCAACGGAAAAGAAGTTGATCCAATGACGGCATCCGGTGGTGGGGTGGTGGATGTGGCTGCTTTCGCTTTGCGTTTGAGTTGCTTGGTGCTCAATAAACCGACATTGCGCCGAATCCTGATAATGGATGAGCCGTTCAAATTCGTTTCCGAAGAGTACCAAGACCGTGTACGAATTCTTCTGGACACGCTGTCCAATGAAATGAAAATTCAATTCCTAATGGTCACCCATATTCCCACTCTCAAAACAGGAACCATTATGGAGATTCTCTGATATGTCTACAATGATGACGGTGCAGGAAGTGGCTAAAGAATTGGGCGTTACCGATGGTCGCGTGCGCCAATTACTCTTGGCCAGGCGATTGAAAGGCCGGAAAGCCGGACGGGATTGGCGTATCCATCCGAAGGATTTGGAAGCCGTTCGCCACCGTCCGCCCGGAAGGCCTGTTCAAAAATGGGCTAAACTTAGAGTTTGCGCAAGTTGTGAATGGGTTTTTCGTCAAGAAAAAAAGAAAGAAAACAAGAATTGTCCCAAATGTAATTTTGCTCATTATAGCGCATATTATGTGTATGGTAAAATAGCCTACGCCTATGCAAAAAACCAAAAACCTTGGTTGGATAAAAAATTGGCCTTCTATCGTTCAAAATTGGAAAGGGAAATCCAAGAAAACAAACCCAAGCACGAACCCATAGCACTTCCTATACGATGGGTGCATCCACTTATCAATGCCCCCAAATAAAGAATTTGGTGAGCCCAGGAAAGAAACGGGCTGGACGTTCCTTCAGGAAGGTATCCTGGGCTCACCAAAATTCAAGTGGACAAATTCTTATTTCATTCTTAGCCTGAGCGCATCCACCCTCACTTGAAGTTCAATGGTATTCACGCTCGCACTCTTTGTATTACCTGTCAGGCGATTCACGAAGTCAAAAGCGTCATCGGCCATATCCAACAACGATTCTACCTGTTCGAGCAACCCTGGTTTTTGTCCAGCCTCCAGGTAAGCCAAGTACATCGTTTCAGCTTGCTCAATGAACCCCGTGGCCGATTCAATAATGGACGAAACATCCACCTCAGTATCGGGAGTAGTGCCACATCCTGGAACCAACGCCAACATCGCCATTATCACAAAAATCATTTGGCTTTTACAACTCAATCGCATTTCTTCTCTCCTTCTTTTTTTACCGTTTCCATTATTTCTACTGTTTTTTATCAGCCTTCAAAAAGGCTTGATATATCTCATTGGAGGATATAACAGCATCCAGAGTTTTTGCTGCTGCGTTAAACGTTGCCTTGTTCTGATTCCACGATTTGGCTGGCATCGTTTCTTCCGTACCAGCCAACCACGCTTGACTCATTTGAACCATTACGCTGAAGGCTTGCCGAGGGGTGTATTGTGGCTTTTGCTTTTTCTGGTTTTGGGCCAGCGCTGCCGCCGCCACCGCAATCAAAACCAATCCAACCAGTATTGCTTTCTTCATGTTTCGCATTTTTCTTCCTTCCTGTTTCAGCCTATTTCAGCCTATTTGTTCACTGAACAATTTCAATTGGAGTTTCTACCGGCACTGGAACTGGAGGTAGATTTTCCAACCTTGTTATTATATCGGATTGAAGGCTGGCATCTCCTATTCGACGCGCACGACGCAATATATTTTGGTACTCTTCCCGAAGCATACGAGTGGATGGTGTGGGGAACCCAAAACAGTCCACAAGTCTGCACCTTCTCTCGCTGTCAACGTAGTCTCCAGTTTCCCGATCAACACCCACCGCTGATCGTGGTCCTGGAGAGTACTGGTGAGCAGGTCTTTATCCGGAACCACCCACGTAATCGGCTCCGCTATGATTTCAGCATGAGACACCAAAGCCACCGCGCATACCAAAGCCACTGCGGCCAATCCAAAAAGCACGTCCATCACATGAATTCTCATTTTTCAATCTCCTTCTCTTTGCATTTCCGCAGTTCATTCTCACCAGTAGCTGGAGCGTGCGTTGGTTCCAAATTCTTTTCCGCAATTTCCACCAACGCATGAATCCATTCGCGCTCATCCTTCGACAAATCTTCACAGGCCACAATGGCCTTCCGGATTGGCTCCGGCATCAGTTTCAGGTCCAGATAAATCTCCGCTGAATCGCCATACATGATGTCAATCAAGCATTGCTCGACACCCGGCAGTTCTCGCAAATCAAACAACCGCTCCACCAATGATTTACGAACCGGCAGCCCACCCGGCATATCCATCATCACAGCATCACAAATAGTAGTAGGCTTTGCGTCATCGGCCAAATCAAAATCTTGGCGTGCGACCGGATCAGCGATGTGGTCCTTGCGCACATACCGATAGGGCCTGATGGCTTCCCACGCTCTGCCTTGATGTTTGGGAATTCGTTTTCTTTGAATTGTATCCATTTTCATGGCCAGCGTCGCAGCCGACGCAGAGCCGAAAAATTCTCGCCGTGTTTGTCCCATGGTAAACTCCTATGTAGTCAGATCAGTAATGAGACCACCACTGACTGTGATTGTATTCCCGTCCTTGTCATCGAATGTCCCATTAACACCGACAGAACCATTATCAGAGAAACCACCGATGGCGTCAAAAACTCCACCAGAACTTA